AGATTGCAACAGCAACCAGCGCACAGCAGGGTCTTCCTCTAGCCATGACTTGGAGAAGAAACGCTGCGCCCGATAGGCCGCTTTTTCATCTTGGATAACGCCGTAACAGCGCGTGCCTTCAAGCTGAGATGTGCTGCCGATCAAAACCGTATAATCAGGAAGCAGTTTTTGCACCTGATCGCTTTCATCAACATAACGGTCGTTATAAACCCAGAAATCCAGATCACCGATTGAACCGACATAGCGGGCAAGCTCATTGCCCTGGCCAAAAGCAATCGGCCCCAGATTAATGCCTGCATTATCACGCAAGCGGCGAATATCGAGGAGCTTCTCAACGGATGCATCCGCCTTAAACACACGCCATGCCAGCGCGTCCATCACAACCGTGCGGGCAACTGCGCCGGATTTCTCCTGCACCTTGGCAACCCAATCTTCAAGATTGTTGAGTGCATTCACGCCAGTTTCACCCCAGCAGGACGACCCCGCCAGCGCCACGGTCAATTCAGGGTCACGCTGAAAATCAACCACGACTGTTGGGTAATCTTCACCAGCAACTGTGATTTTACCTGTTCGCAAGGCTTCTGCCGCCATGACTTCCTCACGGCGAGTGAGGTTTTCAAGCTGCTTGGTCAGCGTGCGGTTGAGATTGGCTTCAAGACGTTGTTGCGGTGACAATGTCCCGCCAATCTTTTCACCAATGGAACGCTTAAGCGGACGGCTTGGATCAAAGCGCCGTTTGTCTTTGGCGTAAGCGGGTTTGAAGCTTTTGGTGATGTAACCTTCATCATCCACGACTTTACCCGCCACCAACGGTGACACAAAAGGCGTTAAACGCGGTTTTGATTTATCAATATCGAAGTGGATTTCCTCGCTATCTTCGGTTTGTTCTTGGCCAAAAAATACGTCCAGCAAAAATGAGCTTGGACGATCCAGCCGTTCGACCACCTTGGTCAGAACATGGGTGCTAAAAATATCTACAGACATGTGAGTGTTCTCCTTATGGGTTATGATTGATTTGAGCGAAGGAAGATGCTTTTGGAACGTAAGACCGTTCGGATACTTTCCACCGTATGGCCAGTGCCAAGCTGAAGAGCATTTTCGTTAAACTCCCCGCTGAAATACACAACGGCTTGTTTATCTTCGGCGCTTGCATCGATATTTTCGGCCAAAATGGCATCGGGCGTTTCAGAGCCATCACTTGCACCAGCCGCGCTCAAGACAAACTTGCCGGATGCGGTAATGCGCCCCAGCACAGCGCCTTTGGTCAGATTGCTGCCAGAAGCAATGGTGATGATGCGTTCAATGCGGGGATATTCTCCCGCCAGTAAATTACAGGGTTTATATTCACCCTGATCGGTAAAACCTGAAGCATGAGTCATGGTTTTGGATCTCCTTTATTGTTGGGGTTAGCGGGTTGAGGCGATGCGGTCGGCAACCGTATCGGCAGTGGCGATATGATCATCCCCATCGGGGGCGATTTCAGGATTGGGGATGGACGACATCACGCGCTCGAAAGATGTCGAATTCGACACCTTTGGCTCATCCTTAGGTGCGCTTTTCATCAAATGCTGGGCATCCATCGCATTTATCTCAGTATGGAGTGCAATTTCCTGCGCCAGCTTTTGACGACCTTCTGCGGCTTCACAGCTTAGAATGTCTTTCAATCGCTGCTTTTCTTTGGCTGATCCTTCTGCATGCAGTGAGGCAACCAGATCGGGATGATCGGTTTTCAGTTGTTCAAGGTTCATGGGCTTTTTCTCCTTTTTCGGTTGGGTTGAATTAAAAAAGCCCTCGATAGGAGGGCTTTGGGTTTTCGGGGATGAAAGCTCTGTAATCAGGCGTTCGAGTGATCCGATACGATCTGCCAAACTGGCATTGACGGCATGTGCGCCAATCATTACATCACCACCGCCATAATGTTCCAGCACATGATCAGCCGTGACGGATCGATTGCGGGCAATGGTAGACACAAAAACATCAGCCATGGAGTCAATGCGCGTTTGCAACTTTGCACGACCATCATCACTCATCGGATCAAGGCGTTTGTGTGGGCTTTGCGAGGAAACAATCTCCACCGTCTCAGCGGATTCCTTTGCTGACTTTCCACGGTAAATACCAACCACGCCAATTGATCCCAGCGCCGATGTTTCCGATACCACAATTTCATCGGCAGCGGAGGCAATCCAATACGCACCTGACGCTGCATCACCGGATGCATAAGCAATGATCGGTTTTGTGCCGCGTGCCTCAAAAATCATGCTGGCCAGCTCCGACACGCCGTTGACTTCACCACCGGGTGAATCAATATCCAAAATAATCGATGTGATTTGCGGGTTTTCAAGGGCGCTCATAAAATCACGCGCAATAAGCTCATAGCTGGACGCACCGCTGATGGCCGTAAAAATATTGGCGTAACGAAAAAGCGGCCCCGTCACAGGGATAATGGCAACACCATCACGCTCGGTGGCGTTATAGCTGTTTTGCAATTGACGACCAAGTTTGGCTGCAACCGCTTCGGGTGCTTCATTTTCACGTGCAGCCACTTCCAAAATTGTGTGCAAGGCTGTTTCCGTGATCGCCCACGGATCACCGGTTATGCGGTTCCAGATTCTCATCGTTTTCCTCTTTTTCTTCTGTGTTGGTGTTTAAGATGCTGTTCACATCATTGATTGTCAGACCAAGTTCAGTGATCTTGGCTTTTTCACGGGCAAGCTGTTCCAAGACTTCTTCCCAATCTAAACCTTGGCTGGCGCATTCATCTTCCAGCGTGGAAAGACCAATTTGCATGCGCAGATGTGCGGCTTTGGCTTCCTTAACAGGATCAACCCAGCCACGACCGGGGCCGATCCACTTGCACCGCGTCCATGCAGCTTTGTTCTCATAAAAATCAGGGGCTTCAATCAGCCCCTTGTTAATCGCTTCTTCCAGCCATAGTTCATAAACAGGCCTTGCCCAGTAGGTGGCAAGCCACTGGCGCTGCGCCGAGAAATAGCGCCATGCCTCCAAGAGTGCCGCCCGAGCGCTTGAATAATTGGTTTTGGAGAAATCCTTCATCAACAATTCAAACGGGATATTGAGGCCTGCACCAATATGGCGCAGGACATTTTCCACGAACTGACCGTAACCGCTGTTTGGACGGCTTGGCGTAAAGGGCGCGACTTTATCGCCCGGGAAGATCGGAATAATTGAACCGCCCTGCAAGCGAATATCCCATTCATTGCGGGCGGCAAGATAATCATCCACCGACCCGCCAAACATCTCGCCAATGCTTTCGCCGTCCAGCGGTGTTTCAATAAACGCCGCAATCATGGCATTCACCACCGCCGCCTGAAGCTCTGATCTCTCATAATGATCCAGCATTTTAAACATCGGCATAATGGAAGTCAGAAGCGGTTTCCCACGATGCTGGCCTGTGCGCTCCTTATCATGAATATGCAGAACACGGCGACGCCCGAAACTGGTGACGGTTGGGATACGCTCCCAATCACTGACATCAATGCCAAATCCCAAATACGCATCACCGGGGTGGCTCTTGCGGATGTGATAAGCACGCGGTGCGCCATAAGCATCAATCTCAATCCCAGCGCGTAAGTTTTTACTATCCTGCTTGCCATTTGGATTGCACAGGCGATCCGCTTCGACCAGCTGAATGGTGGTTGCGAATTTTGCACCTCTGTTTTCAAGCCACAAGGGCAACGCTAGCGCTTCACCGTTCACAATGCTGGAGCGGAACACCAAGGCAGTCATACCTGCAAAGGTTAGGCTTTTGGCAGCATCGCAATCGGTACTTTCCGCCCATGCCCGCCACAAGGATTCAACCCCGCGCGACCAGTCATCCGCCCATTTCTTATCTTTGCCCAAGGCTCGATAATCAGGCGTTGCCGATAAACGCAAACCCGTGCCGACCACATTATCGGTCAGCGTTTGCATTGCGCCAGCGGCAACACCATGATTACGGCTTAAATCCCGAGAACGTGATACCAGCGTCGGCAACTCGCCCAGCAAATCACTATCGGCAGAGCCTAAAGGCGGCAACCAGCTGGAAAGCTCACGCGCACGATGCGATGCCGCGCGGTGCGCCGTATCACTCGCTTTCAGCGGATTGCCTGCGCTGTCTAAAAGTTGAACCATATTTGAATATCCTTAAAAACTGGTGCGGATAATGCCACGGCGGGCAGAGCCGCTTTTCTTGGCGATTTCTGCTTCAAGCTCGTGAATATAACGCTCCAGCGCCTCGACATTGGCG